ATCCCATGTGGAAGCCAGAACTGCTTTCAAAAGACTTTCAGTAAAAGCCCTTTGCGTCCCGTCTGTCCGTGCCGTATTACCAGCCGAACCGTCAGAACCGCTGGTTCCATTAGAGGTGTTAGTTGTGATCCATGCTGGAACCCCGCCAGGCTCACGAGAGGTCGTGGCATTGCCTGTCACTTCCGCATTATTCGCAAGCAGGATAGATTCCATATCGCGCCGTAGCTCTTTGGTTGTTTTCACGACTTGGTAAGCAAGTTCATCCTTGCGACCAGCCGCAACAACCGCTAGTTGTGTTCCTGTCACTCTCGGCACTTTCTCCGAAATACAACAGGTGTTTGAAAGTCGCGTTGTTGCCGTAGTTGCATCAGTGCTTGTCTCATCGCCTTCAAGGACGAAATTTGAGGCACTGGCCGCTGCCAACGAATCGGTTTGCCATTCGTGAAGGACGGCCTTAGCGTCAACGCGTGGTATCCCCGTGATGAACGGGGTATCTGTCGGAGAAACATTGTAGATTACGTCCGACAAATCTTCACGATTACCTACAGAACTGTAGGAAGTGAAGGCATCAGTTGCTAGAGTCATAGCTCTCCTTACTCCAGAAGTTGGCGAATGTAATTGACGGCATCACCGTCCGTTGCACCCGCACGTTGTATACGATTTTTTGCATCAGCAATATCATCTCCAGCCTGTGCGCGTCGTCCCGTCGTGGAAACACCAGGACGCTGGACACGCGGCAAACCTTTGAGCTTTTTAGTTATTGTCTTTTTCTGGTCCTGCATACCGCGATACCGCATGGCATCACGGATCAGCATGACCTGACGGGCATCAAATGCACCGCCGACAAAACCGGATATTTCGTCGTTTGTGAAACCAACATCACCAAGATATGTTGCCATACCAGTCTCGAATGTTTCGAGCTTATCTGGGTCCGTAAGTTCCGGTATTTTATCAACGAGTATTTGCTGCTGCTGTTCACGGAATTGCGCCACACTAGCCTCTCGTTCCTGATTTACCCGCGAACGCTCTGCTTCCTGCGCTTGGTGCTGGCCTATTAAAGCCGACTGTTGCGCTTCGAGCTGGGCCTTTACACGGACATACTCAGCAGGGTCTTCCGACGCGAGACGTGTCATCTCTGCCGCCGGATATTCCGTTTCCATTCGTTGGCTTAATGCTGCAATCCGCTCATCAGCAGCTTGAAGTCGCTGCTGCAAAAGCTGTGATGCTTGCTGTCTCTCGCTTTCAAAATGTCGGCGTTCATCAGCAAGCGCTGATGTCTTCTGGCGATAATCCGCGTCCATCTGTTGGCCGGAAGCGGCATCCGCAAGGGTAACCATCTGTGTCTCTCCGTTGACCCTGATCGGCATCTTGACATGTTTGGCTAATTCAGCCTCATCCATCCCAATTGCTTCTGCAAGGCCGCTGAGAGTATCAGGTAGTTCCTCACCGGTGTCGGTTGGCTCAGTGGTTGCATCATCTTCAGATGACGTTTCTTCGACTGTTCCCTCATCTCGTGATTCGGGTTCAGCAGTACGATCCGGCTCCGCATCCTGGTTAGCCGTTTCGGTTGGCGATTCCTGCTCGGCGCTGTTGGTTGGCGCAGTTTCTGGCTCCAGCCGTGCCGCAATCGCCGCAATTGCCTGTTGTTCTGTTGTAGGTGCTGTACCGTCGGCTCCCACCCGTGGGTTAGCCTCCGTAGTCTGGGCTCCAGTTTCCTGGTTGGCCGCTACTTCGTCTGCCATGTTTTCTTTTATCTCCTATTAGCCATAAATATTAATAATAATTATATCTACCTAATCCAGTCCCATTTCCCGGCCTATGGCATCTGATCTCTTTTTTGCCCCAATCAATGCTTTATTTCTTGTCGGATAATTTGGAAAAATATGACCAGACTGCAAAGCCTGCATTCCGCGATCAAGCACATTTTCTTCATTTTCTATTTTTTTACCATCCCAAATTGATGGAATATTGTACCAGCGATCTTCTATTGGGAATGTTAATGTTTCCTCTGTTGCGTAATGACCGTTTTCTTCCAGATATGGCTTCGTTAAATCTATAGGAAAACCATCTGGATCAAGCGCCGTTGTAATTCCTGGAATTTCATACTTATCAATAGCCCCTCCAAAAACACCACGGTTTTTAAACATTTCATATAAATGACTTATATTTAAAGGCGAAAAAGGCAGTTTTGGACTTGATCTTTGCACTGGGCTTATTTTTCGATAATTATCCAGAAGACTTGGCATTATCTGCTCCTGAGCAAGCGGAAACGCTTACGTTTTTCCTCAAGGTCACTCAACTGCTTAACCGCAAGTTTACCGGTCGTCAGGTGTGTTGCAAAGATTGTTTCAAAACGATTAACAACGCCAATCATCAGCCGCAGGTTCTCACGCCCTTTTACATCTTCCATCGGAGAGTTTTCCCACTGTTCGTGACACCATCCCTTAATCGAGGCGATGGCATCGGTGAACAGCTCGTCACTAATCATCCTCTCCGCACGGTGAGCGCGGTCACGCTCCTGCCGAAGCTGGGGTTCCTGGTCTTCAGCCGCGCTCACGTTTTGGCTTTCATACCTAGTATTTCATCGTTTTTTTGCCACCAGGATTATGTGCCTTTTTGCCTGTGCCAAATTTACTATCACCGCCAGAATTAAGACGGGATTCCGTTACATGTCCTGTGCCGGATTTCCAGCTTGGATTGGTGCCAACTGCTTTTGTGTTACCTGTATCTGATTTTGCCATTTCTTCTCCTAATCTGCCGAATTTGCAGAGGCCAGCCTGGCTTGCGCTTCAGCGTCTTTGACAGTAGCGATCATCGCTACTTCCTCTCTCTTCAGAGATAACTGCTCCATCTTGTACTGATGGTCAAGTTTCATCTCCTCAACCTTTAAAGCATGTTGCTGTTCCAGTTTTGCCTGCTCAATCTTCATTTCCTGTTCCAGCTTTGCCTGCTCAATCTGCATATCACCCTGGAACTTAGCCTGTTCCAGTTGCATTTTACCCTGTGCCTCGATCAGTCTTGGATCAGGCGGCGGCTCTTCCTGCTGCTGCTGCTGCTGCGCCTGTTTCGGGTCCAGCCAGTAAATATCGGGGTCTTTCAAACCCGCTGCAAGTGTCCATTTTCGGAGCGCTGCATGTACCATGTTTGCATCAACAATCGGGCCTTTAACCCCGCCCTGTAATTCAATCGCCCGAACCTGCATTTCAATCAGCCTCTGGGCCAGAGCAACCTGCTGTTCCCGCGTGCCATGCCCAAGGCCGACCGTAATCGTCATATCCATTTCTGCGTTCCATGCCCTTGGATCAATCGGCACCCATTCATTACGCAACCGGACAATATCGGGCATATCCTGATGTGTTATTACAAGGCGAAGAACCTTTTTAAACGCCCTCTTAAATCCTGTTTCAGCAAATACACGCGCAATCAGCAGCATACGTTGCTGTGCGCGGCCAAGAATCTGGTTAATACCGGTCGCTGTCTTGTTGAGAGAGCTTGCATCAAGCCCCTGGCTATAGCGCGTAATTCCAGTACGGGTTTCCCTGACCGTATCACAATACTCGATCAACGGATATGCATACGACCCAAGGGATTGCGTCGTCAGCGGCATAACAGCACTGCTGGGATCAAGGCCACCCTCAACCCTGACCAGACCACCCGGCCTGTTGGTCAGCATATCGTCAAGATTTACCCGCTCATTAACCACGTAGCGGTTATTGTTTACACCATAAATATTATCAAGAAGCTGCCGCCATACGGTGCTTTTGATTTTCTGTATGTCCATCACAAGGTCGGCAACCGAACGCCCTGTCCACTTATGCGGCATACGAATCGGTGTCATATCGACAAACGGATGGTCGTCAACAGGCTCATTTTCAAGAATCTTGTAGCCTGACCCTGCCACCGTTACAGCCCTCATCTCACCAAGGCCGTCACCGTCAAAATCAACCTTCAGATAACACTCGTAAATCCAAACTTCCCGCATCGAAGGATCACGCGTCTCCGTATGCTGTTCCGGCCACTCCTCATCCGCCGAATACCGCGCTACACGCTCTTCATTATACATTTGCTCGTCATGGCTGGGCAAACTGTCGATGATTTTTTTCTGATAACCCAGCTCAAGCAGCTCTGTAACCGTTCTCTTGACCTTGTGACAGGTAAAAACCGCCTCATCCAGAGATGTTGAGCGACGGGATGTTAAAAACTCCTCTGGCGGAATGGAAACAACGCGGCACCGGCCCCTTTTCTTGGTCTGCTTGATGGTAATATCCCAAAGCAGCCCGTCTGGCGCAAACTGCATCAGGTCCGGCGTTACCTCTATTGCCGTTTGCTCAATAATTTCGATAGATGCATCGTTTTCCAGTTCAATCAGCGCTGCAAGGTTTACGTTGGAAATTGTTTCGCGCTTCGTTTCCTCCGCCTCATCCCAGTAAACCTTGATAATCCCGTTTTTTTGCAGCAACGCATCCTTAATCCAGTCATGCGTCACCTCAAAGCCGTTATTGGCCTTAAACCAGATATGATTAACATATTCGGTTGCCTGTTTTGCGGCCTGTTCATCCTCCTGCCCGACCGGCTCGAACCGCACAGCTTCCTCTCCGCTTGCAAAAATCTCCATGAAATCAGGCATAATGGACTCAATGGTGTCCTGCACATCAGTGCTAACTACCTGACTGCGATCTTCTACCTCATTTCCGAACGGCTCACCAAGGTAATACTCCATTGCCTTGCGGCGCTGGTCTGAAACCTCGCCGCCAAGAAACGACGAACTGCTCTGTATTTCACCCTTGATAATCGACTGAAGGGTACTTTCTGTCATTTTTGCCATATATTTTATGCCTCAAAAAAATGGTGGGCACATTGCCCACCAAGTCTCAGGGAGGTAAAACTTGTCATGGGGCGTGTGTAGCAATAAATTCTTCGGCTTCCGATTTTTTCAACCGCCCACCGTTTAATGCTACGCCATCGGAACTTACAACATCCCAAAACCCGCGCCCCTTATGCTTCAGCCGCAAAGGGCCAACATGTTCATTTCCATCCTGGTGGTGATCCTTATGTGCCTGCGGTACATCACCTTTCACAAGGCTTTCCAGATGTTCCACACGCGCCTGCAGCTTATCAAGCTGCACCTGCATTTTCATACTCATCAGTAAAATCCAGCCCGGCCTAAATCTCTTTCATCATATGTATAAGGACTACCTTCTATGTTTCGGCTTCTGTCTTCGTCCATAAGTTCCGCAGATAGTTCATCCTCTCGAAATCTCCGCGTACCCTCTACAGGATCAATAGTTTCCGTGGCTCCGTAAGATGGGTTCATAAGGTCTGCCTCAAATGGAGTGCTGGGAAGAAATGTTCCATGACGCTCATCAACCCCATAACCGCCGAGGGGCGGTTGTGGTGCCCAAATATCAGATAGATCGGTTTCAGAAACATCCCTGCTAGGCTGATTCCAGCCACCATCGATCCGGCTAAAAAACGGCAAGTGCTGTGTGGCATAACTTGTTTGACCAACTGGATAAGCCCCGGTTGCCACACGATTGGCTTCCTGTGCATCCGCCAATTTACGTTGGAAATCACTCAGTAGTTCCCGACCACCTGCTGTGCCAGGCGCAAGTACGCTTTGATCCCGTGGAGGACCGCCAGACAGGAATGTCAGATCACTCTGCTGTATCGGATGGCCGCCATACAGGCTGTTATATTTATCAGTAGCCCCCTGCATCCTCATTTCATCCAAACCAGACAGTGCCTTGCCGCCAAAATGCATTCCGGGAGACAAATACGGCGGGGCTTTTTGCATAAGCGCCCCAATACGACCCAGTACCGACGGCGTATGCGTCCTGTAAAGACGCTGCGCCTGCGAAAGCCTGATATTCTCAGGCAGTGCAAACGGATCATCCTGCATACCGCCGCCAACAGGATCAAAAAGCGATGCACGGCGACGAAGCGGAACTGGCGGCGGTGCAATCGGTGCTGTAGGTAAGCCGCCTCCGCCTCCGCCTCCGCCTAATGCCGCTATACGGGCAGCTTCCGCATTGGCCCGTTGCTGCCGTACGTCGCTAAACGCCTGCGACGGAGCCAACAGACCGCTTGGATCAGTGCCGCCAAGACCGGAAAAAAGGGATTGTATCGCCATTATTTCTTCGCCTTCG